AACCTCAAATGGGTTTTAATGCCAGTAACCAATACACAAATATTAATCCAAATAGAAACTATCAACCATACCTTGCTCAACAAGTAGTTAATATGTTGAAAGAAGAATATAAAGACACTACTATTATTAACTGTGTTTTACCCAATGAGCCGCATTATAATGATACTATTAGATGTGATTTACACTGGACCCAGTTACATGAAATGTTAAAAGGATCTGAAGGGTTCGTTGCTATAGATAGTTGTCTACAACACTTCTCACCCTCAGCAAATAAACATGGTGTTGTTGTTTGGGGTAGTACCCGTTGGACACAATTTGGTTATTCACACAATAAAAACCTACAATTTCATATGGGAAATGAGTGGGATGAGGCTAAATATAATGATAGCGATCCTAGAAATAACATGGTAGAACCCAAATTAATTCTTGATTCTTATAAGAAACTTGATACAACTAAACCCGTTGCATGCGCAACAAAATAAGGATAAAATATTATGGATAAAACAGTAGAACAAATAGCACAAGATTACACAGCTATGGGACACAGTGTTGAATTAATTAATGGCATTATTGCTGGTACTCAAATGGCCGATGATGAAGCTGTTGATAGACAATCAGCTGTAGACAGAAATGTTGAACATTTAGAACTTATGGTTGCTAAAGACTATTGGACTTCTGAAGACATGACTGCTTCTAATTCTGCGATCACTGCTGGTAAAGCACACACAGCTTCGTAGTTTAATCTTCTGTAGATAAGATATGTTGATATAACTAGTAATCTAGTATATTTTAAACTAAGGATTAATGTATGCTACAAAAACTAGGGTTTGCACCAGGATTCAATAAACAAGTTACTTCTACGGGAGCCGAGTCTCAATGGACTGGTGGCCAGAACGTACGTTTTAGATATGGTACACCGGAAAAAATAGGTGGTTGGAGTCAATTAGGAGATAGTAAATTAACTGGTGCTGCACGAGGTTTACATCATTTTGTTAGCACAGCTTCTACTAAATACGCAGTAATAGGTACTAATAATATTTTATATGTTTATTCAGGTAGTATTTTTTACGACATACATCCTTTAGTCAATCCTTCGGGGACAACTCTTTCAAATTGTTTTACTACTACTAACGGATCACCTACAGTTACTATAACTTTTCCAAGTAATCATAGTTTTATTGCAGGAAACATTATTCTGTTTAGTAATTTTTCTAGCGCTACTAATTCTAATTATACCGCTGCAGATTTCGATGGTAAGAAATACATGGTAACAGCAGTTCCTACTTCAACTACCATTACAATTACTATGGCCACTAACGAAACAGGTAGTGGGGCTACTACTTCAGGTAGTGTTAAATTTTTTCAATACTATAGTGTTGGGCCCGCAGAACAAGTTGGAGCATTTGGTTGGGGTATATCTTTATTTGGAGGTAATCTTTTAGGAACTTTACTTACAACTTTAAATGGATCATTATCAGATAATGCTTTTGGTACAGGAGGTTCGGGTAACGTGGTCACTTTAGCAAGTACAGCAGGTCTTCCTTCAACTGGAGTAAATTTTATTACTGTTGGAACAATAGGTAGTGTTCCTAATAGTGAAACCATTTCATACACCGGAATAGCCGGAAACAATCTTACTGGTATTACTAGAGGAGTTTTAAACACGACAAGACAAGCTTGGTCTTCTGGAAGTACTGTTACTAATACTTCTTCCTTTTCAGGTTGGGGATCTCCCGCAGCCAACACTGACTCAGTAACTGATCCAGGTCTATGGTCCTTGGACAACTTAGGGTCTACCTTGATCGCATTAATTCACAACGGAGAATGTTTTAAATGGGATGGTGATGCAACTAATGCAACAAGTATTAGAGCTGTTATTATTCCAAACGCACCAACAGCGTCCCGTGATATGTTAGTCTCTACTCCAGATCGTCACTTAGTATTTTTTGGAACAGAGAAAACAATTGGAAATAAAGATACTCAAGACGATATGTTTATAAGATTTTCGTCTCAAGAAAATATAGAAGACTACGTACCCACAGCAATTAACAGTGCTGGTACACAAAGACTGGCCGCCGGATCACGGATCATGGGATCTAAACTTGGAAGAAATGCAATTTACATTTGGACCGACACCTCATTATTTACAATGAGATTTGTAGGTACTCCGTTTACATTTGCTTACGAACAAGTTGGAACCAACTGTGGTTTAATAGGACAGAATGCAGCTGTTGAAGTTGATGGTGCTGCGTATTGGATGTCTGATAATGGTTTTTTTAGATACACCGGTCGATTAGAATCTATGCAATGTTTAGTAGAAGATTATGTTTTTGATGATTTAAATACAGTATCTAATCAATTAATTTATTGTGGTATTAATAACTTGTTTGGAGAGATAACTTGGTTCTATCCAACATCTACATCAAATACAAATAATAGATCTGTTACATACAGCTATCTAGATTCAACAAGAGAGAGACCTATTTGGTTTACTAATGATAGTACTCTTTATCAAAGAAGTACTTGGCAAGACTCGGCAGTATTTGGTTTACCTCATGCAAATAGATATGATGCAGGAGACGATGCATCTTTTGATGTTATTGGAAACACTGAAGGAACTACAATTTATTTCCAACATGAAACAGGAGTTAATCAAGTGACTGCTTCTACAGGTCCTGTTCCCATACCTGCAAGTATTACTTCTGGTGATTATGATATTACACAAGACCAAAGAGAAGGTATTTCATTTAGAGGAGATGGAGAATTTATAATGAGGATCAGTAGAATTATTCCGGATTTTATTTCTCAAAGTGAAGACGTTATTATTAAATTAGATCTTAGAGATTATCCTAGTGATGCGGCCACTACACAAATTTATACTTCAACAACTTCTACTAATTTTATTGATACTAGAGCAAGAGCTAGACAAATTGCTTTAACTATATCTAATACTGCGGTAGATAGTAGTTGGAAGTTAGGTACATTTAGATTAGATGTACACTCAGGAGGAAGACGATAGTGATAGAAAAAAGAATTAAATATGATATGCAAGGTGGAGTTAGGAATTATCTTGGCAAACAAAAAACAATAAAAGATGTTCCTATTAAATGGAAATCAGCACCAAATCACCCACAAACAGAATTAGCTTATATTACAAAAGCAGAAAAGGATTTACTTCTTAAAAAAAATTTACACGATTCATTAGACGGTGGACCTAACAGAGGTCCCGGTGGATTAATGAGTCTAAATGGCGGTGGTTATGGTTCAGAAGATAAAGGCACCAATGATGATGGTAGTAACAACCCGGGTGGTGGTTCAGACAACAATAGAGAATCATATAGGACTGCACAGTATAATACACCTGCACCTAAACCTGCACCTGCACCTAAAACAAGTCCCATGCAAGATGCACAACAAGAAAGAAAATCTAAAGAAGTAGGTTTTGATCAAAACGATAAAAGCAATCCTTATTCAGAGGCATCTAAAACTGCTATAGATAACTTTAATCAAGATATAGCGGATAGACAGTCGGAAAAGGAAAGAGAAGTTGTTCTTGAACAACTACAATTTGCATCAGAAAAAAAAGGAGGATTTTTTAATACAGGTTTTGGATGGACTGAGTTAGGTATGGCCGCTTTATATGCATTTAATCCGGTATTAGGAGCAAAAATAGGTAAACTTAAAACAGCTTATAATACTGCAAAATTTATAGGAGATACTACCGGGTTGTATAATGCAACGAAAATGAAAGATGATTTACTAAGCCAATTTTCTAATCCTAAAGGTAGTCCAATAGACAAGGGCTCAGAAAATCAATGGTGGGCTTCCACTTTAACCGGCGATAATAAGATTGGGAGTGATAATCAAGAGAGTGATAATCAATTTTCTACAGTAGTCAAACCCAACCTTCCAGGCGCACCAGAAGGTATTATGGAAATGAAAAAAATTGCTCCAACAGAAAATGTAAACCAACAATCTATGACGTTTAGTCCAAGATACACAAGATCAAATGTAGCTAACGAATCCGAAAAAGGAATACCCAATGTAAAAGGAATAGGAGAATCTTTTGCTGATGTATTTAAAAC